AAAACTCCCTTTATTACGCTTGCTCACCGAGGTTTGAGCAAATTAGCTGCCCGAATGGCCCATAACACCACGGCAAAGGCAATTACCAGCCCGATTACTGCCACTTTATAGGTACTAAACTCATCCAAAATACTTGTCGTATCTGGCGCTTGAGCCTGTGCAAATGCAAGACCCGGCACCAAGGACATAAACATCAGGAAAACAGCCGCTTGTGCGTGGCTTAATTTCCTTCCCACTGTCTGTAACATTTTCATCCTTTCACCTTGTCGGCTTGAAAAACCGCTTTACTGCGGCAATTAAAAACAGGCTAGAGAAAAAGGCAAATCCCACTGTATTAGCCTGACCTACAGTAGGCAGATAATCCAACAACGTAGGCTGTTCTACCCACGCTGTTGAATTACAGCTTCCATCACTTCCGGGCACAGCATCAAGACACACCAGATAACGCATGGCTTACTGCCCCAGTCGCTTAATAGCCAGTGTGAGCAATACTGCACAACTGGCTACTCCGCTTGCAAAACCCACCGCCAAAAGCGTGTAGGGGTGAGACGTTGCAACTATCTGGAGCATTATCACGCCGCTGCTTTAACTGGACGCGGTATCTGTTTAACCACAGATTCTGCATCAATTAAAGTAAACCGGCGAGATAATGCCAAGCTGCCATATCGGGCAGGCTCAATATCTGCTACCACATTCCAAAGTTTTACCGTTCCAACAGGTAAAGCCGCCTCTGGACGTTCCACAGGTATATCTACTCGATAACCTATCTCATCATCCATTTGTACAACCGCTCTTTGAAAGTAAACCGTTCTAGGGACCCCCAAACGGGTCTGTATTTGACGATATTCAAGCTCTCCTTTAATCGTTACTTTCGGCAATTCAATACTCATCTCTTCTCTACTCTCTTCGCTTCGTCTATGGGTTAGTTAAATGATCTGGTTAATCAAACCTAAAGGGCTAGATCAGTTCCCTTTAAGTAATTCTTTAAACTTCCCTGCACTTCCAAACACATTAGATAAAAGTCCTTCATACGTTTTATTCCATTCTTTGACACCTTCTGCTATCGCCTTCTCTTCTTTCTTATCTCCGGATTGATCAAGCAATCCGCGATAATTAAACACAAGAGGCTGTAACAATTCCTCGCTATCTAAACGGCGCGCATAGTCCATCTTCGGCGGTTGCCATTTCCCAAAGTTCTTTGAGAAATCAACAACACCGCCCTTTGCCACATATTTGGAAACATAATGCGCAACGTCTGCCGAACTCGTCGGACGTTCCAACCGATTCCGGCCAAACTCTTTAAACCAAAACTCATGCCACTCGTACCGCGACATGAGTTTGTTAAGATCATTCGTCGGGGCGGAAACCACTACATGAAAGTGCAAACGGCCGTCTTTGTGAAATTCGGTCCCACGCGCCCATTGCAGGCCGTAGTGATCAACCTTTGACCACCGCCTGCCATAAACCTCTGTATTAATCCTGTGAACAAAGTAGCGAAACGCTTTATCTGCGGCCTCCGGGTGCATGCCCCCTGTGCGGCCATTCGCCCGGTACGGCGTGAACATAAGCGTCCAGAATTGATGCCAGTTACCCCGAGCCAGTAAATCCCCGTATGCCTGCGCCGATTGCGCTTGTAAGCTGGCTGAAGCAAAAAGCTGTGAATCATCCGTAAACCGTTCATGCGATCCGTCCACCTGCATACATCCAGTCAAGGCCCAGACGCATTGCCAAATCCTCAAACAAATCCGGCTGGATAAACTCTTGCTCACTCACGCCCGCTAGTTGCTTAGCCGTTTCGTGTGCATCCTTTGACGACTTACCGCGATCCCATCGATCCCGATACCAGAACCAATAGTTATCTCGTTTCTCTCCAGTTACTAAGCCCCGGTAAATCCGTGGCCGGTAACGTCTGCGAGGTATCGCCCCGCCATTAACGCTTAGCTGTGTCATTGGTCTAACTCCGTTCCCCCAGTTCCCCTAGATATTCCGGCTCTTCTCTGCCTAGGGGAGAACAGAGAAAAACCGGACTACCTTCAACATGCGTCGAAAGTGGAACATTTATAAACGATTGTCTACCCAATCGTCAACAGGTGTTTTCGTGAGTACCCAAGAAAGGCTAATCAATGCCCTTTTCGAAAAATTTCCCCAACTATCCGAAACCGCCATTGCAAGAAAATGCGGTTTATCAATCGCAAGATTTAGTAACTACAAACTTGGAAAAAGAAAGATGGATATAGATGCTGTAATTGGCTGTGCACAAGTACTAGGTTGGAACGTACAAGCTACCGTTACCTCTCATGAAATCGAAATCGCAGAAACAAACCGCGTCAAAAACCTATGGAACATGATTGCCTCTAGCATAAAAGACAAAACCCAAATCCCGATTCACGCCTAACCCCCGGAGTAGTTACTCAACAGTAGGTTTCGTAACTCCACCTCATCGCTTCGTGCTTGCCCGTTGCCGACGATGAAGCGCGCCGACAACCCGGCAAGCCCTCAAATCAACACCCCAAAGCCGGAAACAAAGAGCAAAGCCCTGCATTTGCGCTTTTGTTCGCTCTAGACCGCTCACAAAAGCGCCCATAGCCCAGCGGTGTTACTCAACGAAAAGTTTCGTAACACCGCCTCACTGGCTACAACAAACCTCCCTGCAGACCCTCACCAAAAGCAAAAGCTGCACAGTTGAGAATTAGTTGCAATAAAAACGCTCGCTAGCCGTCGTTTTTCCCTTCGCAGCTACCTACCTACTCGCCAAGGGATAGAAATCGATTCTAGGTAAGTTTTAGGCCCCTTCTGAGCCTCTTTCCAACCTTGGTAACTCCCTGAAGCCCGAACCCCTCAAGAGCAGCTCTCCCGAGAATCCAACCTTGCTGAGAAATTGATGCCCTACCGCGCGGCGATTCCGTGGGACCCTGACCCACGAAATCGCCAAAAGCGAAGGGTTGGGTTGGGCTGGGGGCTTGGGCGGAATTTGGGCCATAGTATGGGGTCATGCTAAGCAACCCCCCTACCCCCCTTTTTCGCGCCACCTGTTTTGCAAGGATTTACGCCCTAATCAAGGAATGAATATTAACGGTTTCTTAACGTATTTCACACGGCAGAGACTTTATCTCACAAATCCGGTGGACACATCTGCGAAGCTAGTTACGGTTGCAGTAACGGTGTGCCACGTTCTGCAATTCGTGCTCCATTGCGCCTGTCCTCTCGACGGGCAACGGTACGTACCTTACTCATTTCGTTTGGGTGTTCTCCTCGCATTCCCTTTGTAGTCTCAGCCGGGGACTTCGCCTCACGCACCGCCTTAACGTAGAACTTGTCTTGAACACCGTGCCAAAAATTCCCTTGTAGTCTCAGCCGGGGACTTCGCCTCACGCACCGCCTTAACGTAGAACCTCTAACACCTTACCCCTACTCTTTTCTTGCTCCAGTGACCCTAGGGAGCCCCCTAGCGGTTTGATGGTCCTGTACCTGCTAGTCAATGGCGAACCACTCCAAAGACCCTACTGCTAACCACCTCTTACACCTCCTTAAAATCGCCTTTTTTTCAGGGTATGCACATTTCTGTACACTTGTCAACCCCCGACCGTGTGAAATACGTTATGCCTTTTAGCAAAAACCGTGCCAACTTCAAAAGCGGCCCAAAATGCACAAGCCTTGCGCATTTTCTAATCCGCATTTGAGCTGGCAAAAATCAACATCCAAAGCAAGAGCAAAAGCCCGCTGCTTTAAGACCTCCTCCCACTGAAGCTGGGGTTAGATAATTGCTTAGCACATCTTCCCGCTGAAAAGCGGTCTTCAGCGCGCAAGACGGCAGCATTAGCTAGCAAGTTATCCGCAACGCGCCAAGCGTTCATAACATCGGAACGTTTTAACATTCAAGCATTTAGCCTCATCCGCTTAGCGGATGATGGAAGATTCATGCACGCGGAACGAAGAGCGCCACCGTAGGGGGCCAGCCCCCTACACCCCCGCGGATCGATCTTTCAGTATCCAAATTCAAAGGCGCATTAATTTTTATTATCTAAACATTATCTAGGATATTAACTTTTATTATCTCTTTTAGTTTAAACGTGGTCCCAAACTAGATACTCTACGTGGATGTTCACTACTGCTACGATTATTCCGTTCTTCTCCATAAGGGTTATACACAGGGCCACGACTTGCCAATGTTCTGCATTGGGCTAGTCCAATCTCATACTTCGTTCCTTGCTCTGTAATGCATGTGCAACTGTGATCTTTCCAGTTACCACTACCATCTAAGCCCTGCCCAGAAGACATACAGAATAATTCAGGATCTGAAGCAACTGACCGATCATCAAAAACCGGAGCCGTCCAAGGTGCCGCTGGAATCCTGGGTAAATGATCTTCTATATAGTCTGCTGTGGTTTCCCATCTCTTTTCTTTTTCTTCTTTTTTCTTGGCCGCATAATCAAATGCAACATCTGTAGGCATTATCTTCTGTTGCGTTTCGATTTTCTCATCTTTACTCATACCACTACGAACCTGCCAAATCACATAAGCCAGTAATAACCCTGCAATAGCAAATAACATCATTGCGCGTTTAGCTCTAGAAGAGATTGTTCTCTTTACTGTATGAATCTCTGCCGATTTATACAGTCCGTAACACTCTTTTGGATAAACCCACGTTTCATGATCCTCACAGGCTAATGCGCGATCACTCCGCACATTATCTATAACCCGGCTACGTCTATAAACAATGGCCGATTCTTTACCATTTTCTCTAACCAAATGTTCATGCAATCCGACCAGTGCTCTGATATTGGCATGGATTAAAGCGGGCGATTGAGTTATTAGAATTAATCTAATTCCCTCATGCCGGATAGTTTCCATTGCTTGGATATAAGCCGGTACCGCTCCCGAAGCTGCCCGGAAAAACCGTTGCGCTTCGTCCACTACCAAAATTGCGCCAGATGGCAACTCTTCCCATTTAGTAGGATCTGGAAAATCCAGAACACCCTCAATTGCGATGTCTGCTAAGTTAGATACAAATACCTGCTCATTTGATGCAATTGCCTGCTTGATATACCACACTGCCCGCAGTGTCTTGCCGTTGCCAGGCACCCCAGTCAGTAGGGTAATCGAGGCCGTTTTAGCAATCGCGCTCATTTCAATTTGTCAAGTCTTGACAAATTTCTATTTTCATGATACGAGAATTTCAAGTACATCATTTCTCAGTCTTTGTCAAGACTTCACGAAAAAGATTTTTTTCACCATGATCAAAGTCATGAAGGAAACCATAATACTTGCAGCTTTGTTTATACCTAGCAAATTAAACCAGCATTGCCATGCGGGCGGTATTCCATTCCATGCATTCGTTGCATGATCAATCAGTGGCTGGATAATCATTTCATTGGTTGCAATTAATATCCCAAGACGGCCCAAGAAACTTACCACAATCTGCACAAGATACATTTGTGCAAAGCGGACTATCCACGGCCCTAATACAGCTAGGAGGGTGGCTAATACTGGAATAGCAGGCAATGCCATTATTTAACCTCCCAAGCGAAGAGCAACCCATAAATAGGTACAGGACACAATTAACCAACCAATTATGCTTGCCAGATTCCACCAATCTGGCCCCATTTCAATATCATGACCCAGTAAAGTAAATCCAGTAGCGCATTGACTTACATCTTTAGCACCAAAGAGATTTGTTTTTAGTTCTTTATTCTCGTGCTCTTTCCAGATGGAAGATTCATCCACTGGCGGGCCTGTATCGGTACCCAAGGCTTGCAGCCCGGCTACCTCTTCAGCCCGCCAGTTCGTATCTTGATTAGTTCCAGTATCTAATGTCGCTAGTTTCTCTAATGCACAAGCGGAACGCCATTGCATTATCAAACTGCTAAATTCCATTGCATCGCATTTATCCCCCGTGCAAACCGGAGGGATAGAACAAGAACCGCCGGTTATATTCCGATTTTTGCGGGTATTGCATTCAATGCGCCACTGAATACGGGTTTGTCCACACAACACCGGATCCCCTGAACAGGAAGGCGGGGTATTGCAATCATCCCCACCACTGAAACGGTTTCCACTCGAATCCGTTTCACCTTCTATATTCTCTCCATTATCTGAATTACCCTCTTTCTCCAGATCTTCTGCAATCCATTTGCATGTACCATCCTCCCCTAATTGCTGCCCCATTGGGCATCTCTCATTATCGTTCTGACATGCTCCAGAGATATTCAACATCCCTGCAGGACATTCACTCTCAAACGCCTTGCAATGCACTATCCCAAAACGTATAGCTCCCGGAGTTCCTGCAAAAACTTGTTGCATTCCTTGCGGACATTCACCATCTTGAATACATTCACCCCCTTCCTCAATAAATCCCTCATCACAGTTTGCAGAAGATATGCAATAACCTCCTCCAATTTTATCTACCCATTCATAATCTGCATTCTTACATTCATCCTTAAATCCATCTTCACTGCAAAATGAATCAGTCACTCCAAATAAAGCGCCTGAACCCCAATTAACACAACCCTTATAACAAAAAAGCGATCCATCAGGATAATCAACACTACTAATACCCAAGCCCTCAAACGGCTTACAAACATCCTGACATTGTCCCGTATACGGATTCAATACCTGACCACCTGTACATTCCGGATCTTCATTATCCCACCTATATTCCCAAGTTCTACCGCCATCCGGTCCCCAAGGACTACAAAAAATAAACCAACCTCTTTGTTTATGCTGCGTTTCACAAACAAACATGGGCTCGCCGTAATCATCCTTGTATCTACAATTCGAAGACCACCAATCATCACCAACCCCACTTACTAAAACTGCTAAATCACGATGACATGCCGCCAAAGCTTCCGATTTAGTTGGAAATCTCACCTCAGCTTTAAGCTCACTGGCTCCAAAAAAGAAAATCAAAAGCACCGCCATAACCTGCAATGCAAGTGCTTGCTTGATATTCATTTCATTCATCCCAACCATGGGAAACAATCACCGCTGCACATACCCACCACATCAGCACCAACAAACCATAAAGTTCTGCAAAACCATTCATCTTTATTTATTCTTATCTTGCTGTGATCTGCTCTCATCGGGACGCTATCGCTTGCGACTGCCCCCGTCCCTTGCCAAGCTGCGGGACAAGAGCAGTGCTGCGCTCTTAGCGCCCGAATCTAGGTATATAGAAGTAATTAGATAAGTAATTGGTTCAATTACTTATCTAATTACCCCAAGACCGCGCGCTGTAATAAAGGGAGTTTATAAAACTCCCTTTATTACGCTTGCTCACCGAGGTTTGAGCAAATTAGCTGCCCGAATGGCCCATAACACCACGGCAAAGGCAATTACCAGCCCGATTACT